GCTGGACCGGCCATATACTTTTCTTTTTATTGTAAAACGAAAAAACCCCTGGTTTCCCAGGGGCTAGAAGCGTAAGATGTAATTAAACTCGGATCAAGTCAGCTGCCAATACGGCGTCCCAATCAACACGTTTGATCTGCCTGAGCTGCTCTAAGTTGTTGAACCTCTCACCCGATAAGGACATCTGAAGGTCTTTGATTTCTCGGGCAGTCTTCAAACCAATACCCTTAATATGATCTGCGATCATTTGGGCGGTGGCGGAATTGATGTTCAACCGCGTTTCCGGAGGAAAAGAGCGGGGTTCCTCTTGTGCAGCCTTGTCTTTAATCTGAAGAGTTTTTACTTTTTTGGTTGCCGATTCGTCAGGAATAAGTTCAGACTTGTAAGCGGTATAAACGCGACCGTCTTGGTCTTCGACCATGAACCAATCGCCGTTATCCCACTCGCTAACGATCTTTACACGCGCACCTGTTTTTTTGTGCTGGTAAAGCATTTCGGCAACAGTAGACATAGGACCAGAAGTTATCTGGTCCTAGTTTAACTCAATCAGCTGACTGTGCGGCCCAGGAGATAGCCGTCGATGTCTTCGTAGCCAGGGGCTTCATCCGGCTGGATGTAGCACACTTCAACCACGAAGTAGCCCTTGCGGCCAGCGTTGGCATCATCGCTAGAGATGTACCAACCACCCGAAGTAGTGGTGCCGGTGGTGGTGCCACGGGCGAACACCTTGAAGGTGGTGGCGCTGGTCAGCTGTTCATAGATGACGGTAGGGCCAACGGTACCGGTAGCAACCAGCAGTGGGTTGGCGCTGTAAGCAGCGGAGCCAGCGGCGAAGAAGATCTCGCCACCCTGGGAACCAGAAGTAGTCGAGGTCAGGTTGGCCTGACCAACAGCTTCGCCATCACCAGAGACAGACACAGGAGCGTTGCTGCTGCTACGGCAGAAGGTGATCACGTTGCCGGTGGCAGCGTACACACCAGAGGACACGCGGCCGTCACCCCAACCGGAAGCCACGGAAATGGTGGCGCGGTAGACGTAAGCAGGCAGAGTGGTGTTGCCGGAAATCACCATGCCGGTGATGTCGGGGCGAGTGTCGTCCTGGCGATAAGGCGAAGGAACGATCACATCACCGGTAGCGGTGATCGCAGTACCAGAGGCACTGGACACAGCCACGTAACCGCGCTGCTGGAAGTAGCGATAGCCAGGGATGGCCAGAACAGAGGTAGGGCCGCCTTTGGAGGCATTATTGGCACCACCGTCGTTGGTATCAATGTTTTTGTACCAACCGTTCAGGGGTTCTGCCCAGTTACCTGGGTAGATTTTCTTAGCGGACAAATAAGTCATTTATCTTTCCCTATGTTTGTATGTTGCTTAGTTATCAAACGTCGCCGTCATCAGACACAAAGCTGTAAGCGGTGGTAACAAAATCCTTGTTCAGAATCTCGAAACCAGCGTACAGTTGCCAGATGAGGATGATGAAACGGCTGAAGTCGTCGTTGTTGTTGATGAGAACCTGAGCGTTCGGACCGCCGATGCCCACGCCAACGGCCTGAGGACCGAAGAAGTAACCCTGAGCAACCTCTTGGTTGGCATAAGGGGCAGCACCGGTGAAGGAGGCAGAGACGTTCTTGGTCGGGAAGTTGGTCGACTCGAAGAACTTGACGCCTTCAAACTGAACGCCAGTAGGCATCACGGGCTCACCAGCCAGGAAGTAGCCCTGACCAGCCTGGGGACCCATGTAGAAGCTGGCGTTGTTAGGCATCATGGGGTTGCCCATGTACATGCCTTGACCAGGGTTACCAGCGTAACGAGCGATCTCACGGAAGTCAGGATCACGACGCAGGTGCATCATGAAGGTGGGATCACAGATGCAACGATACAGACCATCAGAGAAGGTCGGAACGTTGCGCTTGCGCAGGTCCTTAACAACGGTCAGCAGGTCAGTGCGAACCGAGAACTGCTGAAGATCAGCGGTGTACTCAGCGCTGCTATAGGTGATTTGACCAGAAGAGTTCTTGGCCTTGCTACCAGGGAAGTAGTAACCGCCTTGGGTGGTAGAAGCTTCACCGTTGGCTTCGGCTTTGGCAAGTTCATCAATGAACACGCGATCGCGCCAGCGGCGATAGTCGTCGAGCAGGGTCAGAGAACCGATGCTCTGGTGGAACATGTTCAGGTTACCGGTGTCCAGCAGCAGACGCTGGGCGGTAATCAGAGTTTCACGAGCGATCTTGAAGGTGCTGGGCTGAGTAGGATCACCCGGATCTGCAGGGCCGGTGTACTCTTTGAGCACCACCAGGACCTTTTCCTTCGTGATGTTCCGGCTGTTGGCAGTACCGATGGTCTGGTCGGACACGCGCTCACGGCTGTCCTTGGTACCAGGGGTACCCCAGAACTTATAGCGATCCAGCTGAACAGTTTGACCGGGCTGACGGGTGAAGTCGTGAACGACCACGGGCTCCACTGCCATTTCAGCAATGTAAGCAGGGTGCGGACGATAAAGTTCCGCACCTAAGATCTTTGGAAAGTCGTTATCAATAAACACTGTTTGTTATCCTCCAGAATCTCAGGAAGGTAGTTTATCGGGTGAAAGATTCAGACATTGTTATGTCTTATCTAACACAAATTTTAGCAGTCGATAATTTATCAATTAATGACTGCTATTACTCCATCACGAACAGTTTGTTCGCAACGACTTGAGGCTGAGCCTGATTCAGAACACGCCAGGCATTCTGAGGATCACGAGCCATCATGTCATTGAAGTCGCCCCAGAAATTGCCGGGTTGCTGAGGAGCAGCGGCTGCAGGAGGAGCGGGCATTTGGCCCAGCTCAGGCTGCATGATTTGCTGAGTGGGGTAACCAGGAGTTTCCAATTGAGCCTCGTTTTCGTAAACGGGATAGGGACCTTCCGGACCGAAGAACTTCAGCGTGTAATCGCTAAGAACATCGGGGTTGGTCAGGATTTCGTTGTAGGCGAGATTTTCTTGATGCTCGTTTACAGCGAATTGAGCGTAGTTTTGAATTGTGTCACTTGCGCGATTTCCCCACGCGACGGCGCTGTCCAGCATTGTTTCCAGCTGGAGTGCGTAGTTGTTCAGGATTGCCGGAGCTTCGATCCCGAACGCGTCCATCACCTGACGGCTGTCCTGGCTCATTCCCACCAGGTCCGCGATTGCCTCCAAGGATGGAGTCGAGGAGGTTTGGGAATAGCTGGGCGAGGATGCCTGGCTGGGATATGAGGTCGGCGCTGCCGATTGTGGCGTAACTTGGGGGTTGGTCAACCCGTAATTGGCCGGGGTATAGGTCGTCGGAGCCGACTGTTGACCCTGGAACGGGGATTGAACTGGTGCGCTCAGCAGGTTCACCACCTTGTTGAACGCCGATTCCCACGGATTCGAGATCGATTCCGCCCCCTGGACCGATGGGGATTGGGGGGCGTACTGAGACGGGGCGGATTGGTAGCTGGGGCTCGCCTGGGGCACTGCTTGGGGGTAGCTGGTACCCACCTGATAAGCCACTGGAGCCGATGGCGCTTGGGGCGCTGCCACCACGTAGCTGCTTGGAGCTACCGCTACGGGCGACGGTTGGCTCGTCTGTGGGATCGATTGGACGGTAGCGTCCTGCATAACTCATCTCCTTTTGTAAGGCCTCGAGGGTTCGATACAGATATGGGGTTAAATCCAGTCTGGGATCCGCAGCCATCGGTAGATCCGGTGATTGCGGGTGAGGGGTCTGCATCATTCCCCCCACCAGGCGAGCGAACTGAGAGTATGCACCCTGCAATTCATTCACCATCCTGAACGGGAACCCCGATAGCATCGAGGCCCGCTCCTCATCCGTTTTTGACGGGAAGAGGTATTTCAGTGCTTCAATGCTATCAACACCTAATTCTTGCAGATTTCTAACAACAATGGAGTTATTTAAGATATCTTGCGTGGAATCTTCGTAAACAGGCCCAAGCCAGCGCCACTGAACAGTTAAGTCTCCATCAGGAATAAGGCCAGTAACTCCAGGGGGGATC